GAACTGCCTACAAAAGAAACTTTAATAAATGATGCTTTACTTTTTGGAATTATGAACGTAGGTGTTCGTGGAAAACAAAAATTAGCTGAAGAACAAGTGCGAAAAAATTTTAAAAATAGTTATGAAACTATAACACAAATGGTAAAGAACCCAGCTTTTTTCAAAGATACAATTTCTAATAATTTAAAAAAATGGCGTAATAAAAATTTGCCAGATGAAACGCCTAAACCATTTAATAAAAAAGAAATAGATCAAGCTAAATTAGACAACCTAGATTTTTTTAGTGGTGAACATAGTGTTAAAAAATGGAAAGATACAACAATCGACAATATGACAGCATTAAGCGAAGGTTTTCATCTTAATTTTATTGACAAATTATTTCCAATAAAAAAAGTTGTAAAAGAGTTATTTGATAAAAAAACTTCTAAATTAAATCCATATGAATTGTTTAGAAACTTACCAGCAAGTATAGAAAAAGCATTTTATTGGGCAGAAAAAAATCCTTATAATATTTTTACAGGTGAATATTACGACAGTAAAGCATTAAAAAATATTTTTAGTTTTATTAAAAATCAAGAACAGTATGATAATTTTAAACTGTATCGTGGTGCAAAACGTGCATTAGAATTAAAAAAACGTGGTATTTTAATAGAAAAACCACCAGAAAAACCAACAGAAAAAGGCAAACCTTTTGACTATGAACAAGCTCAAAAAGATATTAAAAGATTAGAAGATCCAGCTTTTAAAAAACAATATGAAATTGCAAATAAGGAGCTTGATAAATTTTATAAAGCACAACTAGATTTATTAGAAGATTCAGGTCTTGTAACTAAAGAAATACGAAAAGTAGTTGAAGAAATGAACAAAGATTATTTTCCTTTTTCAAAGTTAAGAGAAGGTTTTGATATAGGAGGACCTTCTGCAACTAGAATGCGTAGCCCACTTAAAAAAATAGGTAAAAAACTTCAAGGTAAATTTGAAGATCCTATAGAACAAACTTATAGAAACACAGCTTTTTTTGTTGAAATGGCAGAACGCAATAAAGCATTACAAGCTTTTTTTAATATGATAGATGAAAATCCAGCTTTGGCTAAAGAGTTAGGAATTCAAAAAGCAGAAAAAGTAACAAGTGCTTTTGAAGTAACAACAAAAGAATTATCTGACATTTTTAATGTTAGTGAAGACTTGCTTAAAAAAGGTGGAGTAGAAAATTTTTCTATATTTAGAAAAAATAGTTTTGTAAATGGCAATCAAATATCTGTTTTTAGAAAAGGTAAAAAAGAAACATATACAGTACCAAAAGAATTAATTGATCCACTTACAGGCACAAATAATTTTTCAGCATTCTTTAACAAGGGTTTTATGAAAGGATTTGCTCTTCCAACAAAAGGATTGCGTTTAGGCGTAATACTTGATCCTATTTATTGGATAAAAAACCTTTTTAGAGATACCTTTTTTAGTGCTGTTGTTTCAAGAAATGGATTTGCTGTGCCTACTGTAAGAACTTTTCAGGGTTTGTTTACAATGATTCGAGCAAAAGTAGGGAACAAAAAAGCTCAATCAGTATTAGATGATTTTATGAGAAGTGGTGCTTTACAGTCTACTTTTATACAATTTGGAAAATATGGTGATGATGCAATAAGAAAACAATTAGTAGGAAGAACTTTAGACAATCAAATAAATCCTAATCCTTTAAATAGATTTGTAGAATTGTTAAGGGCTGGTGCAGAAGGTTCAGAAATTACAACAAAATTAGGTGAATTTTTATATGTAAAAAAGAACCTAGAAAAATTAAATCTAAAATTAGACAAAAATGGTAAATTAACAAAACAAGAAATTTTAGAAAGAGCTGGTTTTGAAGCTAGAGATTTATTTGATTTTGCAAAACAAGGATATATAGCTGAGGGAGTAAATTCACTTAATGCTTTTTATACATCTGGTATTAGAGGTTACGATAAATTGTTTGATGCTTTAAAAAATAGACCAGGACAAACTTTATTAAAATCAGCTTTATATATTACTGCTCCTAGTATTTATTTTTGGTATGGCAATCATGATGATCCATTATATCAAAGGTTACCACAATGGCGTAAAGATTTATTTTGGAATATTCCTATTAATAAAGGTAAAACGCAAGAGTTATATAAAAAATATTTAAAAATTTATAGAAACCCTGATGGTACGCCAAATACTGATCGTGCTTTTCGCCAAGCAGCTATAGAAAGCGAACAATATTTTTTGACAATACCTAAACCTTTTGAATTAGGATTGTTGTTTGGTGCTTCTATAGAAAGAACTTTAGATCATATATACGGAACAAACCCAGATGTTACTAACAATCTTTTATTAGATGGTTTGTCAAATATGGCAACAACATTTAATCCATTGCAAGTAGATCTTTTAAGACCTTTTGGAGAGATATATTTTAATAAATCTATTTTTACAGGTAGACCTATTATTCCAGAATCTTTAAAAAATGATGACTATCCTGAATATGAAACAGGTCTTTACACTTCTGAATTTGCAAAGCAACTTAGCTCTATAGTTGGTGATTTAAGACTTCTAAAATATTTTAAAAGTCCAATAAAAGTTGATTATATATATGACTCTTGGACAGGGGGACTTGGAAAATCATTTAAAGATTTTTTTAGTTTTACAGCAGAAAAATTAGGGTTTGTCGAAGCACCTATAAAACCTTTTTCTAGTAATTGGATTAAAAATATAGATAAATTGCCTGTTATTAAAGCATTTGTAATTAGACAACCTGGTATGTCATCAGTACATATAGAAAAATTTTATCAAAATTGGAACAAATTTAGAAATTTAGACAGGGCTTTTAATGCAGCACAAGCAATACAAAATGAAACAGAAAGACAAGAGGCTATGAACAAACTAACGCAAGAACCAGATTATGGTTTATATGAAATTTATAAAGAATTTGCTGGAATAATAAGAACTCAAAAAGAAATGATTGAATTAACTCAATTAATGTACGACATAAATCCAGACAAAAATTTAGAAAAAATTATTTTAGATACAGAAAAAACATTAGAAAATGCAACCCCAGAACGTATTTTAGAAATTATAAAATCACAATATAATTTTACTACAGAAGTAGAAGATAAGCATATGTTGGTATTAATAAGAGATACAATGTCTGGTGGCAATTTTCTTTCTAAGTTTTTTCCTACACAAAACGAACTTACAGAAAAATTAGATCAGTTGTATACTCTTATGATAGAAACTGCTAAAGAAGCAAACAAGGTAGCTAGAAATTTACAAGGTGGAAGAAAAGAATTAGAATTAGAATAATTTATGATATAATAATAGAGGAATAAATATATGGCAATATCAACAACGATTATAAAAAATAGCTATAGTGGTGATGGATCTAACGATACCTTTGCATATCAGTTTAAAATAGCTGCAGATGCAGATTTACAGGTTATTATAAGGTCATCTACTGGTGTAGAAACAGTTAAAACACTTACTACACACTATACAGTAACTGGTGCAGGAGTTGCAACAGGGGGTAATGTAGTCTTTGAATCTGGGCATATCCCTACAGCTACTGAAACAGTAGTTATTAGAAGATCTACAACACAGACACAAACACTAGATTTAGTAGAAAATGATCCATTTACAGCAGATTCTGTAGAGGGAGCATTTGACAAGAACCTAGCAGCTATACAAGAATTACAAGAACAAGTTGACAGATCATTTAAAGTATCAAGAACCAATACAATATCATCATCAGAGTTTGTAGATAGTGCTACTACAAGAGCTGGTAAGACGCTAGGATTTGATTCATCAGGTGATTTGACTACAGTTGCAGACTTTTTACCAGCAGGTGGGGATTCAGCATTATTTAAATACTCAACAACTACATCAGAAGCAGATCCAGGTGCTGGTGTGTTTAGAATGAACAACACTACATTTTCTAGTGTTACAGAGCTTTACATAGATGACGCTGATCTAAACGGCTTAGATGTTGCAGCATGGGTGCAGTCCTTTGATGACGTGTCTGGAAACGATACAAATAGAGGCCGTATTAGAGTACAAAACGCAGGAACATTAACATCTTATATTACATTTAAAGTAAGGGGTGCAGTATCTGACGAAACTGGATATACAAAAGTATTAGTAACTCACATAGCATCAAACGGCACACTAGCTAATGATGCAAAAGCATTTATATCTTTTGTACCTAGTGGTGAAGATGGTGCAATACCAGGATATTTCTATAAGTTTGATACAGGCACAAGTGATGCAGACCCTGGAGCAGGAGAAATAGCATTTAACAATGGCACATATGCTTCAGTAACAGCTATATATATAGATGATGTTGATGCAAATGGAAGCTCAACACAAGCAGATACAATTACATGGGATGATAGTACATCTACAATCAAAGGCTACCTACATATAGTAGACATAAATGACAGCAGTACATACGCAAGATTTTCTATTACTGGTGCATCAACAGATGCTTCTGGATATAATAAACTTGCAGTAACACATATTGCATCAAACAATACTTTCTCAGCAGCAGATGAATTATCAGTACACTTTACTAGACAAGGTGATAAAGGAGATACAGGAGCTACAGGCTCTACAGGTGCTACTGGCTCTACTGGTGCAGCAGGTAGTAATGGTAGCAATGGTAGCAATGGTAGTGATGGAGCTGATGGTGCAGCAGGTACAAACTCACAGCTATCTATGACATTTGAAAGCACAACTTCTGACGCTGATCCAGGTGCAGGTAAAATTGCATTCAATAATGGCACTCTATCTAGTGTATCTATCCTTTATATAGATGATGCAGATGATGCAGGTGCAGACATATCTGGTTATGTGCAAAGTTTTGATGATGTATCTAATACAGTAGCAAGAGGAATAATAACAGTAACCAAAGAAGGAACAGCATCTACTTTTGCTACATTTAAAGTTAGTGGTGCTGTTACAGATGCAAGTGGTTACACTAAAGTGCCTGTTACTCATGTAGTAAGTAGTGGGACTTTTTCTGACAATGATGGAGTAGGAGTACACTTTAGTTATAGTGGTTCAGACGGTGGGCAACAATCTGCTGCAAGATTTGTATTTAATATTACAGGCACACCTACAACTGTTACTGGCTCAGATGCTGCAGGACAAACACTTGCATACACAGCAGGACAAGTAGACGTATTCTTAAATGGTGTAAAACAAGTAGTAGGTACAGATGTAACTGCAAGTAATGGCAGCAGCCTTGTATTTGCCTCAGCATTAGCTGCAGCAGATGTTGTAGAAGCAGTAGCCTTTACAGCTTTTTCTTCATCTAACATAGCAGCAACTGAAATAACCTCTGGAACTTTAAACATAGCTAGGTTTCCAAATTCAATAGTTGATACAGCTGCGTTAGCATGGGTATCTTTTAACGGAACAAGCACACCAGCAATAGAAGATGATTTTAATGTAGCATCTATTACAGATAATGGAACTGGAGATTACACAGTAGTTTATACATCTAGTTTACCAAATGATGATTATTGTTGTGTTGGAATGTCCATGAGAGATAGTGATAATATTTCTGCATTATGTATGAAAGGAGATGCAAACCCAGCAAGTTATAAAAGAGCTGAATCAGTTAGATTATCAAATAGAGATAATGCAAATAGTTCAGTAGATGCTGCAAATGTTTCTATAGCTTGTTTTAGCACATCATAAGAGGTATATTTTTTTATGGCAAAAGTTATAATTTATAATCAAGAAAATGGAATCATGGCAATAAGTGTGCCAGGTAAAAATTCTGGACTTACAATAGAAGAACTTGCTGCTAAGTATTGTCCAGAAGGTGCAAAGATAATTGACAGAGCAGAGATTGATGCTTTAGATAGAAATTTTAGAGCAGCTTTTGTTTGTAATGCAGATATGAACCCTGCTATAGATATGAAAAAAGCAAAAGATGTATGGAGAGAAAAAATAAGAAAAGCAAGAAAACCTAAGTTAGAAGAATTAGATATACAATATATGAAAGCACAAGAAGCAGGAGAGAATACTTCTGCAATAGTGGCAAAAAAAAATAAGTTAAGGGATTTTCCAGCTAAGTCAGAAATAGATGCAGCTAGTAATTTAACAGAATTAAAATTAGTTTGGGATAATGATTTAGGAGATAAATAAGATATGAGTAGAGCAAGAGAATTAGGCACATACGCAGGTAAAATTTTACAGGTTGTAAGCACTACAAAAACAAGTGCATTTTTTACAACAGTTAATGAAGCTTTTACAGATATAACTGGTTTAACTTTAAGTATCACACCAAGTTCAACAAGCAGTAAAATACATATAGTTTTGCATACTCAAATGAGTGGTAATGAATTATTTTATTTGCAATTAGTAAGAGGAAGCACACCAATTGGTATCGGTGATTCTGATAGCTCAAATAGAGTAGAATGTTCAGTTGGTGGTGATTTTCAATCTTCCAATAATGACAAGGTAGCAGCAATGGGATTTAATTTTCTTGATTCACCGAATACAACAAGTGCAACAACTTATAAACTACAAGGTAGAATATATGGAAGTTCTAAAACATTAACAGTAAATAGAACTTTTAGCGATACAGATGCTACATTTACAGGCAGGGGAGCAAGTACAATTACTGCTTATGAGATAGCAGGATAAGGAAAAAAATATGAATTATGATGTCATATCTGCAATTTTAGCTTTAGACCCAAATGCACAAGTAAGTGTTAATGGAGATGGTGTTGATGAAATTACATGGCATGATGGCAATCCAAACAATATTACTGGTGAGCAGATTATAGCTAAACAAGCAGAATTAAAAATAGTTTATGATTCTTTGCAGTATCAAAGAGATAGAGCTGCAGAATATCCTAGTTGGCAAGACCAGTTAGACAAAATATATCATGATGGCGTTGATGCTTGGAAAGCAGATATAAAAGCAATTAAAGACAAATATCCAAAACCATAGGAGTGCAACATGGGTAATATATTAGAATCTTTAAAAAAACGTATAGAGGATCTTGAAAACAATATGGATGATCTAAAAGAATTATTAGAAGTAGAAGATGATGATGATGATATCTATAGCACAGAGCTAGAAGCTGAAGATGCTTATGAACATTGCGAATGTGATGAGCCATGCGAGGATTGCGAAGTTGAAGACGAATAATGAATTGACTGTAGAGATTGAAAGGATTAAGGGAGATATAAAACTTATACATAAGTCAATAGAAACTATTGAAAAAAATCATTTGCGTCATATGGAAGATGATATCAACTCTATAAAAAAAGTTTTATGGACTGTTGCTGTTATTGCAGGAACACAAATGGTTATAGTAGTGAGAGAGTTACTATTAAGAGGAGTTAATTAATGTTTGGAATATTTGGATCTGTAATCTCAACAGCAGTAAATGTATTTCAGCAACGACAAGAAACTAAAAAATTTGAAGCTATGGCTGAGCGAAATCATATGTATCGCATGGCACAAGGGGAGATAGAATATCAAGCACAAGTAAGAGCAGACAACAACAATGGTTGGAAAGATGAGTTTGTTCTTGTGATAGTATCATTACCTATACTGGTACTTGCATACGCAGTATTTTTCGGTGATGACATGATGAAAGAAAAGTTAGATTTATTCTTTCAATACTTTAATGGATTACCTCAATGGTATCAATGGTTATTAATAGGTATTTTTGGAGCGATATATGGACTTAAACCAGCAGCTGGTATGTTTGGTAAGAAATGAACTATATAGTACATACAATAATTCAATTATTATTACTTTTTGCAGGGATGGTAGCATTTGCGACAGATAATAGTACATCTAATCAGACCAATACTTCTGGTTCTAACACAAGTATATCGGGTGGTTACACGTCAACGACCACGAATACATACTCAGGAGGTCAGACTAACACCACGACCAATAGCACGAGTAACACGACAAAGACACAACAGATACCTGTAAATACTGCAGCAGCACCCTCTATGTCATCATACAGCCAGGACCTATGTATAGTAGGCGTGTCTGGTGCAGTTCAGGTAACAGGGTTTGGAGTATCAGGTGGAACATATGTTGTTGACGAGAATTGCGAAAGGATGAAACTATCAAAATTATTATACGATTTTAATATGCGAGTTGCATCAATCGCAATCCTTTGTCAAGACGATAGGGTGTTTTCTGCCATGGAACACGCAGGTACTCCTTGCCCATTTGAAGGACAGATAGGTCAAGATGCTACAGATCAATGGAAAAAATATGATATAGAAAGACCAGATTATGATACTTATGTACGAAAACTTAAAAGAAGAGCAGCTATAGACAAAGAAACAGAATTTGTACCTATAGACACGGAGTATAATTTATATGGAGACGATGATTAAATGTGGCTACTTGTTGTTAATTGCATTCTTGATAGCGTGGGCAGCAACAGCAGAAGAGATAACGACTGGAAACCTTTTGCCAAATGGTTCTGGAAACGCAAGTAACTACCAATCTGTTGATAGTTCTATACCTAATGTAACAACTAATGGCTTTACAGTTGAAGGAAATATAAGAGACTGGGGACAAGAGTTAGAAACAACAGGTACAGGAAGTATAAACTATACTGGCTCATTACTTAATATTGTAACAAATGATGACACCACAACGCAAGATAAATTAGATAATGGTATAACATTAAACTCTACAACCATAGTGCAAAACTGTGAATGGGTAGGATCAGCATATCAATGTGGTCAAGCAAGAGCAGGTCAAGACAGCTATACAACGACAGTACAAATATTAGATAAAGATGGCACAGTTCTTGCAACTGTAAACCAAACTAGAAATAATGATTCTGGTTATGGTGCAAATGCATATAAGTATGAAGATACAGTTACTTACGCAGGTGCAGGTAGTAACCAGTTCTATTGGGAATGGGAAGGGGTAGATGAAGGTAGCTATGTAAACCTAGGTGGACCTAATCTTCTTGGTGCAAAACTTACAATGACATACAATAATATCGTAATACCAGAAGAAACTATAGAAGAAATATATGAAGTTATAGAAGAATTTGAGGAATGGGAAGAACAATTTGTAGAAGAAGAACTAATAGAAGAGTTTGAATTATTACCACCACCTATTGCATTAGAAGAAATGGGCATTATAATTGAAGAGGAACAAATTGTAGAAGTATTTGAAACCTTTGAGGAACTAGAAGAAGAGTTTGAAGAGGTAGAAATACTACAAGTATTTGGAGGACCAGAGATTGTACCAGAACCCGAGGAAGAAGAGGTTAGTAATGAGACTACTGTCGCAGCAGTTGAAGAAGAGTTCATGGAAGAACAACCTGAACCAACTGAAAGTACCCCTGTGGAAACAGTTCAAGAAGAACCTCAGAGTGAACCATCTAATAACGAGCAAGTGGCAGTAGCTGAAGAAGAATCTACAGAAGTATCTGTAAGCGTAAGCTCTATACAAGCAGAGGTTAGCGTAAAGATTAAAAGTGTAGAGAAACAATTAGCAGCCACTAGCATTATAGCTCAACAAGTCATGGTGCAAGAGCAAGTAGATTTATCTAGCTACAACAAAGCGTATGTAGACAACAGAAAGATATATGAAGGCAATACTTACGAGGATCTACGAACACTTGATGAGTATGGCAAAAAGATTTATAATGATAATACAAACTTTGTAGCTATATCTATGAATGATCCTGTAAAAAATTATCAAAACAATCTTAGAAATGCTACAATAAAAAGAAAGATAGCTGAACAAGAACTTAGACAGCTAAGAGGTTATTAATGGAAACTTTATTGGGACAAGATATGGACACAAGTATTAGTGAATTTAACAATCCTGGGAATATAGAAGCAGGTATTGGATTTGATGGAGAAATAGAAGGTGAAGGCTATGGTCCTAATAAAAGATTTGCAAAATTTAAAACACCACAGTTAGGCATAAGAGCATTAAAATTAGATCTTACAACTAAACTAAGAAGATTTAATGGTGATCTAGCAGCTATGATAAATCAATATGCACCTCCAAGTGAGAATGACACAGGTCAATATCTAAAAGTTGTGCAACAATATGCAGGTGTAAAAGATAAATACACAGACGCTGATCTTGATAACATTGTAAAAGGTTTTATAAGAATGGAAAACAAAAAAGAATTAGCAGAAAAATATATAAAGTTGATGGAGGCATAATGGATTTATTTGAAACACTTAAAAAGTATATAGCACTTGTTGGTATTGTTACTACGATAGGTGGTGGTTTTTACGCATGGGGTGTATTTAATAATAGGCTTGATGAACTAGAACAATCTAAATCTACAAAAACAATAAAGGCTATGAAAAAAGAAATAGCTATACTAGAAAAAAGAGTAGCTGTATTAGAAACTAAATTAGATGAATTTAGATTTACAATACAAAACCCACTAAAAAATTAAGGAGGTATCATGGCTTTAGATAAAGATAAAATTAAAGAAGAGCTAAAAGACTTTACTGAAGATGCAGCAGAAGTTATTGGAGATGCACTTAAAAAACATTTCTGGAAATCTGTAAAAGCAGCATGGAAAGGTTTTTCAGTTATACAAAAATTATATGTAGTTGTAATCTTTGGAGCTTATTCTTATTTACTATATTGGATTTAAACTATTTTTTTAATCCAGTTGCCATTGTCATCAAGGACCATTGGCAATAGTTTAGGAATACCATCAATAATAATTCCACAGCCTAGTATAAATCTAGTTTTAAAATTTTTAGCATAGGCAAATGCTAGGCTCTTTTGATTTATAAGACATCCTACGTTCATACCCCAAAACAAATTGTCTGGGTTTGCCCACCATGATATTAAAAACTTAGTATGATAGTGGCCTTGTACTGTATTCATACCCATAGATTGTGATACCTTTAACACATCTGCAGCCTTGCCGTGTGTAAACAAACAACGTCTACCATTAGACAATGTAATAACAAGATCATCTACCCAAGTCCATTTCTTTGTGCCTAAGAACTCGCCATAAGATTTTAGGAACTGACGACTCATGCCAGATTTTAATGCCCTACGATATACCATAGAACTGTGGTTAGACTCTACTTCAACAACTTTAGGAAAAATCCATTCTAGTTCTTTGACATACTCTTTAGCTATTGTCATCTCATCACCAGGAGATGCTAAATCAGGATCGTGGTCGTGCATAGACATTCCATGAAAATCAAGTAGATCTCCTATGTTGACTACAAAGTCTGGTTTGTATTGTTTTTTTACTTCTTTAAGAAATGCAAAAGCATCTCTATGATGATACGGAATGTGTAAGTCGCTGATAATTAAGACTCTTTTATTCACATAATAACTTTACCATAAGTTATCAACATTTATCAACATTTATACACCACACATACCTTCGCACTCTCCTGTAAATAAATCTAACTGTTCGTGCTTTTCTTTTTTAACTGTAACATTTTTAAGATCATTGTATTGATGTATGCTAACATCATAAATATCATCTTGAAACTCGTCTGTTTCTTTGTATGCTTTTTTTACTTTTTGTTCATATTCTAATGCTTGATTAAATTCATCAGGACTATTTTCTTTTAGATCTTTCCAAAAAGAAAGACTATGGTAAGGGCAGAATATACAAGCTGATCGTGGAGGCAGTTCTAAATTATTATTTTTAAACCATTGTAAACAATCTGACCTACTTATATTATTATCTATTAAAGGAAAAATATGTTTTATCCATTCTACTTGTGATGGTTTCATTCTTGTTGCCTCATCAGTAGATATACCTAACATAAGGTTTATTTGCACAGCAGTTTCTTTGTTTTTTATTTTACAATGTCGTCTTAGAAAAGTTCTAATAGGTTTGATTTTAAAATCATTAGTACATCCTCTTGGTAGAAAACCTTTTCTAACACCATTCTTAAATAAGAAAACTGGTATTGTTGATCCACCTATATATTTTTTTCCTGTAACTTTAGAGGTTCTAACTTTTATTGCTTCCTCTGATAAATTACCTTTAGATACTGTATAAACAGGATAAGACAGTTGTGTTTTAAGCCAATCTAACCATTCATAAACAGCTTTAGGCTCTCCTTGTGTGTCTGCAAAAACAGCAAAATCTGGCATAGGTTTTAGCTCACCTTTTGCAAACATCATTGCTAATGTAGAACTTTGAACTCCAGCACCTAAAGATAAAACATTAATCATATTATCTTAGCTTTTTTTAAAACTTGCCTTACCTTTTCTAAATACACAATCATATCCCATGCTTCTTCTTGCACGTCATCTATCCATTTGCCAAAAGGTTTGTTTGCCATCTCCATGTTTACTTTGTATTTTGTAAGGCCCTCATCTGATCTGTCAGACATTCGGTGTAGTATATCTCTTACCATTGGATCTTTAGTTGCAATAAAAGGTCTTACAATTTTCTTTGGCATGTGTTATAGTTTACCCATAGATTGACAACGAAGAAAGCATACGAGAGTGGCACTACCGATCAATCTATCTTTAAAAAGCTGTGTCTTGATAATAACTACAGAATTTGTTAACCCTACAATAGTTTTCACATTTAACATCTTGGCCCTTCCTTTCTATGACAGTTGCGTTTACGTTATATTTTAAATGATTGTCCTCTATCCATTTCATAGCTTCTTTCCTACTGGGCAAGACTCTAGCTGCTGTCCTTCTATTTTTTTTCATAACAGCATATGTAGTTTCTTTTCTCCATCTTTCTTCTGGAGTGCATACCATAAGATCCTCACCTTGTTGTTCTGCAAGTTGATGTAATTTAATTCTATCTTCTACATATTTATCTTGTTCTTGTGGTGTCCATCTATTTATAGGAATCATTATGACTTGTTTTCGTGGATAGTTGTCAGATGTCATTACTTTCATCTTTGACCAATCACGCAAAATAGCCATGATATACATAGATTTTACTTCAAGCTCTTTGCCTTTGTTGTTTCTTAGCTCTTGATCGTTGTTTCTTATTAGCCAATCTAATACATTGAGCTGTCTTTCCCAGTCGCTCTTACCTTTTTCCATAGCTTCAAGTGCAGACCATGCAGATGTAACTTTAAAATCTATAAGATCTCCAGACTCTGTAAGTAAATCAAACTGACCACTTAACGTCCAGTCGTATATATCTACAAACAATCTGCGTTCTGATATGTCGTTTTCTGATACTGCTCGTTCAATCACATGATGCACAGATGATCCGATAAGTGTAAATATTTTATCAGACACATCTTCTTCTAATTCGTCCCAATGTCTTTGCTCTAACACTCTTACTCTAGGTGGTGCTATAAGCCTAGTTACAGATATGTCAGAGCCTTCTGAACTGTAAGGATCATTCTCTATTGCTCGTACAATAGTTTCTGGTAATTTAGAATGATTAGTTAGTTTCATTAGAAGGGTACATCTCCTATATCAGCACCATTATTTTCATCACCCATATCAGTATTCATGTTCTCTAGCTCTTTTGACCTAAGAATGATATTCCTAATACCCTCTGAGAGGGCCATAAAGGCATCATTTTGGCCACCTCTAAAGTCATCTATATTAAACTGTAAGGTTTCATGAAACTGTGGCTCTAATGTATCGTTTTTTGGTAGAGGCATTACAGATCCTACCTTCGTATTACCATTCTTCCCCTCAACCACATTAAGCATACAAGGTACACCCAACAAAGCAGTCAAATCAAACTGTTGTTTTTCTGTTTCTGTAAATGCCCTACCTCTCCATGCTGTAAGATCTTTACCAAGATTAGATTTTTCATGCAATGATAAAGTATAAAATTTACTTATCATTAATGGCTCACCATTGTTACTAAGTTCACTTGGCACTTCCCAAGTTACAAGTATCTGTCTTTTAAAAGATACGTCCCCAAGATATTCGTTCCTTTGTGTGCCAAGATCAATCATCCTAACACATCTTGCTTTGTGTACCCCTGTTGATACACCAATAAATTTTTCTGTATTGTTTGCTGTTGCAATAATAGACATTGTGTCCACCTCCTATATTTAATTTAGTATACATAAAGATTTACTTTTGGTAAATAGACCTTATACTTTGGTATGGATTTATATGAGTTGGCTAAACACAGAAAAAAAGAAGTTGTAGCCACTTATGGTGGAAGAAGATTATCTAAATTATTGAATATATCCCATCCAGCCGTGTCAAAATGGATTGTAATTCCATTGTTTCGTGCATTTCAAATAGCACAGCTAGGAGATTTTAAACTAGAATACATAAGACCTGATCTTAATTTTGACCTTGAAAAACAATAGTGTGGGGTGGCTTCTCCTTGTCTATCTTCCTTGCTGCCTCACACCCACATAGCACAGCTATAGCACAGCCATTTTTTTGCCATTAGCAAAACGATAGCAAAAGATAGCTCTTCACCTTCACCTTCATCTTCACCTTCATCTTCAACTTCTTCCAAGATAATGTTGACAGCACCTAGTTGATTTGGTATTTTTAGAAGTGGTGGATAGATAAATGCGTAAATCTTTAAATATAGAACAAAGTCCAGCGTTTCAATTCTACGCATCCGACTGGGTTAGTAGCCCAGGTAGACTAAAAATGTCTTTGGAGGAGCAGGGTGCGTATGTTTTGTTGTATTGTCATTGTTGGGTAGGTTATAACATTCCTTTTGATTATGAAATTTTAGCTAGGATGTGTAACTGTAGTTTAGATAAAATAAAAAAGGTATGGCCTCGCATACAGCATATGTTTTTTATTGAGAACGATTACTTGTATTGTATACAAGCAGAGGAGGAGAGAAAAGAACAAGCATTAAACAGAAAAAGAAAATCTATTGCAGGTAGGAAAGGTGCGAAAAAAAGGTGGGGATCAGATGAAAAGTAATCCCTACACTCAACCTTTTTATTCTTCCCTTTCAACCTACGCTCAATTCTTGTCTATGTTTGGGGACAGTCATACTTTCCAAACTTTCTGTGATAAGGGCAGGAATAAAACTCTTATTAAGCAATTTCATGGCCCAATAAAGCAACACTTTCATGAAATAGCAGATCTTAATATGAGAGGTGCAGGGATATTTTTCACAGTAAACGAAACGAACCTCCTTGGTAGAACGTCCAGGCACATACAACGAGTGAGAGCTGTATTTATAGACTTAGATGGAGTACCCTTACCAAATAAGTTTGATCTACAGCCTCACTTGATTGTTAATACAAGTCCAGGGAAGTATCATTGTTACTGGTTAGTTTCTGATATGCCACTTGAAAGTTTTAGTTTGTATCAAGAGGCACTTGCAAATAAATTTAATTCAGATCCAAAAGTAAAAGACTTGCCAAGAGTTATGAGAGTTGCTGGATTTTTTCACAATAAAAATTCCAAATACCCAATAACAGTACAAGACATGAAACGCATATCACCATACACGAAAGAGCAAGTAAGACAACGACTTTCTCTGCAAAAACCAAAAAAGGATATAATAAATTACGAAAAAACATACAAAGTAGATTATAACGGAAACTATAGCTATGGTGCAAGTAAAGGTGATAGGCATGAACAACTTGTTAAAATGTTAGTTGCTATTAAACGTAGAGGTGCAAGTTACGCTTATGCTAGAGATGAGGCACTTAAATTTGCAAGGGCTTGTGATCCACCTGAAAACAATAGCGAGGTTGTGTTTCAACTTAATGATATATGGAGAAGATATTAAAATAAATCTAATTTATCTTTTTTGTGTAGGATAAGATACTTTTCTACCATGTCTTTCATATTTTCATGATTAGGATAAAACTCAAAGTATCTTTGTTTTATTTCGTCCCTAACTTTATTTACTATTTTCCACGTAGTTTCATCATCTTTAACAATTCTGTTTACAAATTTATATAATTTTTCTACATCTAATTCTTGTATTTCACCTGATCTTTTTACTATATCCATAATTCGTCCTCCGATTCTAATAGCTGTAAGGTTTCATTAAGAAGATCACGCTGAGATCCCCATTTTTTCGAGAAGTTACGAGATGAATAATGAAAAGATTCTTTACCTATTCTGTGGTGTCTAGGACACAAAGGTATTACTTCTAAATGACTGGCTCTTTTGCCCATACCTGTCATCTCTCGTATGTGATGTAGCTCTGCAGCAACAAGAGGGTTGCCTTCCTTTCTGCATATTATGCAGCCTAACCTAGCTACTTTGTCCATATGTTCTTTTTCCTTTTTAGTTTTTGTACGAGCCATAATCAAAATCTTCTGGCTTAAATGTTTTAGTCCCTACCTTTTTTAACACCTTAATGTTTCGGGTAGGTATAACTATCTCATCTCCAACATCTTCACTTGTAAATGACATAACAAAAATGTGTCGGTCCTTATCCCTGTGTATTAGGTAACCTTCAGTAAAACAAATGCTTAGTGGATCTTTAGCTGCATCTATTCTCGACTTCCATTCAGGATGACTAGCAGCGTCCTCCCACCAGCATTCGTATTTTGACACAGTAAATTTACGTTCCATATGCTTTCATCTCAACTGTCTGATTTATAGACTTTGTTTTCCATACTTCAAAATCTGTTTTAAAGACAGTCCATTGTGATTGCCAGAAAACTTTTTCTTTCTCTGCCTCTTTTAACTTCTTTAAAAACTCTGTGTATTCAGGATCAGTTAATGCTTCCCTTTCTTGAGCATTCACACTTAATGCTTTACCACTAGATTGTACCATATACTTCTTCATCAATCCAGCTAGTAAAACCTTGCGATAATGCTCTAAAAATGTATGTTCTGCTACGGCATCAGCCAGTTTATCTGCACATTCACGCATCTTTTGTATCTTGAACTCTTGTAGTTGCTCTGACATATTTTTCTCTCCTCTTTGCTTTTTTAATTAGCAAATGTTTTATATAGTCTTTAACTTCTTGTGTTGGTTGTTTGATTCCTACTTGTTTGCTATGTGGAAAATGACCAAACTTTTCTTTAAAAGTCCAGTCAGCCCACCCAGTCTTATAACCCTTTGCTTTGCCATAATATTTTAGTTCTGCATAAAAAATCTGTTTGTCTGAGGTGGTATACTTAGGCTCTTCTTTTTTAAGTTCAACAAGTCGGCCTTGTTTAATTAAAAGTTCTGTATCTTTTTTTGTTGGTATGAATGCACAGTTAGGACACTCAGGATTGTTTTTTGTTGGCTTGTAAACTGTCCCACACTTAACACAAGTGTATGGTTGTTTTTCTATTGGCTGTTGTTCTTTTGGTACAAGATCAATCTTATCTTCTGTAAGTAGCCATGTAGGTGTATCTTCTGGAAACCCGTGTTGATACACACAACCAGAATGATCTATTATCAATGTGTCTTTTTTGTTTGGAGCAGGTCGCAGCGATCTACCTACCATTTGTAGATACATTACATAAGATCTTGTAGGCCTTGCTATAATGACACACGATACCTTTGGTTGATCCCACCCTTCTGTTAATACCTGACAGTTGCATAAGACTTTTATTTTGCCTGTATCAAGATCGTTTAGTTGTTGTTCTCTTTCAAGTTCAGGCATTACTCCGTCTATGTGTCCAGCAGGTATGTTAAAGTTGTTAAACATTTTAGCTATCTGTCGGCTATGATTTATTGATGAGGCAAAAACAACAGTAGGTCTATTCTCACCAAAAAGTTGCCAATGAGTTACAATATCACCGATTAATTTTGGGGTATTCATTTTTTTATCAAGCGATTTTTTTTCGTAATCACCTCCTAAAATCTTTATGTCTTTCAAATCTGGTACAGTTGGAGCTAATATTCTGTTTGGTACAAGGTAACCTTGATTGATAAGTTCTTTTATTGATGAGGCCTCAACTAATTCATCATAAATATTACCAAGTCCACGACCATCTGATCTGCACGGAGTTGCCGTAAGTCCTATGATATAAGACTCAGGGTATTCTTTGATTAGTTCTTGAAAAGAATTAGACACGGATCTATGAGCCTCATCTAAAATAATAAGATCTGCTTTCGGTTTGTTAAAAAATGTTTTGTCTTTTCGTGCAGTAAAGGTTTGAACAGAGGCTACTTGTACCCGTGCGTCCTCCGTTTCGCTCTTATTTGCCATCAAAACGCCATGAAAAATATCAAAATCAGATAATTTACGGCTACATTGCATAACAAGTTCTCTTCTATGAGCCACAAACATGCACGATTTGCCCTTGTTTACGGCTTGATCAATGATGCTAGAAGCAATAACAGTCTTGCCTGATCCAGTTGGAGCAACTAAAAGCACTTTCTTTTTGCCCTTTGCAAACTCGTTTCTTATCTTATCAATAGCTGTTGTTTGATATTCTCTTAACTTTGGCATTACAACTGACAATGATTAATAGCATGGTAATCATCAAACAAAATTTGTGATAACTGAGTAACAACGAGGGGAGCAGGGTTATCCTGATTAAGAGTTATTCCTACACACTTACTCTTTGTTTCATATTTATATCCTGTAGCTAATGCCACTTGATCTGAAATATTGATTGGTTTAATCCTGTTGTCCCCTTCTGTAAAATTGTCATCATTAATATCCATGTAGTAAAACGCAATATGTTTATATTGACCTGAATTAGATACACTCTTAATAATATAAAACAATGTATCTTTCGGTTTTATTAATTCTTGTAAATGACTTTCTTTCATAATTCCTCCTTAAGATTCTACTGTAAAATAACATCTACCTGTATTTTTTACGCAATCTCTTATTTTATTACCTAAAATTAATTTTCTAAAACTATCTATAAGCTTTTCCGTTTCGTACTCACTTACATTTAAATAGTTTGATAATTCTCTCTTGGTAAATTCTGGCTTTACTGTTATATACTTAACAATTAATTTTTTAAAAATTGATAAGTGATTTTCAAGATCTTCAATAGCTGATTCGATTTTATCAAAATCTTTGTCGGTATATAGATACTCAACAAATCTAGGCCTTACGCCAGTAACTCCAAAAAAATCTGGATCGTTGGTAAACATTGCCGTAGTTCCTTCAATGTCGCCTTCGTATGCTTTTTCAAATAAAACTGATTTACCCATCATTTTTCTCCTTTAGTGTATGAAAACAATCATCACAAACAGCTTCATAATCTGCCATGCAGTTGTGAAATGTTTCTTCGCATTCGCCTTGCCAATACATCTCACTATCCCACATTACAATCGTGTTACATCTATCACAAACATTTAAATCTTCATGTATATCTTTTACATCAAAGTCATCACTAAACTCATTGATGTTGTGATAGTGTATGTCTTCTAATTTTAATTCATTCATCATGTTCCTCCTTATCTTTAATTGCTTGTTCATAACCTACGATTCTTTGAATTAATATTTCAGCTAATTCTTTTCTGCCGTAAATAATCCCATCATCTATATCTTCACAAGTTTTCTCAGTCAATTCTGTTCTATTGACTTCATCAATTAGATAGTCTTTTACATAATCTAATAATTGGTTACTCATCATCTTCCTCCTCTAAATTATATTCCTCAATAACATCTGCATATAAATATTTAAAATCTATATTATCTTTAATGTAATTTAGGATTTCTCGTTTTTCTAAAAATCCTTCTCCGTTCATTCCTAAACATTGACCTACAACAAAAGCTAAGGCATTTGCTTGATCTTGATAATCTTGATACTGTTTATAAGATATGTTTATTTTACT